AGAGCTACGAGCCAGGACGCAAGACGACCGGCTACGACGTGGCGCGTGATGGCGTTGACCGTAGCGTGGCAGCAGATTGGGAGAACCTGACACTGATTGATGGCAGCATCACGAAAGATTCAAGCGAACAGATGGAAACTGGCAAGCAAGCCGAGTGGCTGATTGAGCATTCAGATAACTTCGCTATCGGCTACGAGAATATCGCAGTCGACGGTGTAGGCGTTGGCGTTGGTGTTATTGATGGCGGTAAAGACCGCGGTGCTGAGTTTGCGGTGTTTAAGTCTGGCTTTGCGCCTGATCCATTTCTGACATTCGGTGACGAACCAAAGAGCCGGGAGGACGCTGAGCGTTCGCAGGAGCTGATGGCGTTTAACAATTTACGGTCACAGGTGGCATACATGCTAGCAATGGGATTGGATAGTGGTAAGGTGAAAATCCTTGATAGCTTTCCATTCCTCAATGAGTTCATTAAAGAGGCGCAGATGCACCACCACGAATATAAAGATAAGGTGTTTGTGTTGGAATCTAAGGAATCAATCAAGAAGCGGCTCGGCAAATCGCCTGACATATTCGACTCTGTATTGATGGGTTTTTGGCTACAGCTGAAGCACGAGGTAGTGATGGAGTGGGGCGGAATTATGTAATCCGTATATTTACAGTTAGAGGACTATATGAAATTGAAAGACTTTTTGCGCAAATTAAAGTTTCAAAAGCCAGACAGGGACACTGTCATTGAGGCGTGGATAGGGCTGCTGATGTTCATCGGTGTGCCATTTTGCATTTGGCTATATTATGGCGGCAAGGTCGCCACGGTGGTATTTGTCGGCGTGCAGCTGATATTTTGGTCGGTTTATTTGTATAGGAGCAACAAGTAGATGGGAATTATTAAAACAGCCATGGGATTAAGGGGCGAGCGACGTGTGAGTGGCGTTGACCCCGCTTTTCAAAGATTATCGATGTTCGATCATTACCGAGCCAGCAGTTACGCGACGGCTTATCCTAATATTCGCACGGTTGCCAACAAATATATGACAGTGCGGCCGTTTGCTATCGACGGCAATGGCAAGCAGGTGCCACACGAAGTCATTAACGCGTTGTATCACCCTAACAAATCTGACAGCTCTGTAGCGTTTGCCGAGAAGATAGCCGTATCGACGCTATCGCTACGCAAGACATATATTTTGGTATGGAGCAACTATGGCGGAGTAGCAAAGCCTGGCGGTGATTTTATGGGGCAGGGCGGCAAGAATATTGCTGGTTTCACGTTCTTGGAGTTTCCGCGAGTTGCACGAGTTGGCAACAAGACAACATACACAGTCGGTACACAGACGTTTACTGAAGATGAAGTGCTGGTATTGCCTGGTGGTGTCGATCCAAACGACCTGTACGCTGGGTATTCGCCGTCTGAAGCCTCACGCCGGTGGGCGACACTTGACGACTACATTGCTGACTTTCAAGCTGGCTTTTTCGAGAACGGAGCAGTGCCAGCTGGTCAGTTCATTATTACCGCACCAACACGGCAATCATTCCAAGAGAGCGTGGCGATGCTGCAAGACGCTCATCGCGGAGCTGGCAGCAATAATAACGTCACCTACACACACCGACCGGTTGACTCTAAGACCGGCAAGCCGTCGACTACCGCGGCTGTTGAGTGGGTGCCGTTCTCGCAACCAAACAAAGATATTGACTTCGAGAACTTATTCAAGCAGGTTGACAGGCGAATTGATACATCATTTGGCGTTTCGGCAATCATGAAAGGCATTGATGACACTGCGACATACGCCAACGCGCAGGTGTCAAAGCAGGTATTCGCCGAGAACGTCGTTGATCCATTGCTACTACGCAACTACACACAGCTGACGCACGAATTGAACCGAATCACTGGTGGCATGGGCATAGCCATTACTTACGAATTCGCTATTCCGCAGGTCGTCGATGAGGTCAAGGTGCAGGCTGAGGCTGATGATATTCGGATTAACAGCATCTTGAAATTAGAGGCGGCTGGATACAGTACCGATAGCATCATTGACGCGTTGAAATTGCCAAACAACTTTAAGCTGTTGCGTAAGGGCGAATATAAACCACCAGAGATTGAGAACGATAAGCCAGACGTTGACGAGGGTGACGAAGTAGCAGACGCGCCAGACCGCCGCAAGGTTGGTGACACGGGGGTTTGGGGAGAAGCGAATGGCACAAACCCAAAAGCTGCAGCTGACAAGCAGCCGCAGACACTCGATGACTTTGAGCAGCTGATTTATGACGCAACGACTGAGTTTATGCAGAAACAGGTCAACCGAGCCATTGCTGAATCGCGCCAGACGGCCGAAAACAGCACTGAAGAGGACGACGAGCAAAACGAATTTGCCGAAGCGCTACTGTTGATTATCGTGGCGCTGATGATAGTTCAGGGGGCAATTTACTTTGAGGATGGTAAGCAGCTACTGATAGATAACGGAGTGTCTACCGCCGAGCTAACAGGCTTTGTGGTGGCAGCGTCAACACAGGAAGCTTACCGAGGCTATCTGCTAAACGTGGCACGCTCATACGCTGACGATACGGCCGCCTCAATCCGCCGAGTGCTTGATCATGCGGCGTCGCATGGCTGGGCACAGTCTGAGCTAGAGGAGAAACTGCGCGGCATCATGAAGACCGACGAATGGCGAGTACAGAGAATGGCTCGCACTGAGATATCACGAGCCGACGCACTGTCAAGCGTTGAGGCGATGAAGCAGATACAAAACCAAACAGGAACGCTGATCGAGAAAGCGATGGAGAGCGAGACCGGCAAGCCGTGCGAGTTTTGTGCCACGTTGATCGATAAGTGGGTGGCGGTTGATGAGCCAATCCTAAGCCTGAATGAGGCAATCATTGGCAGGGACGGCGGCATATTCATCAACAATTTTGCGCAGAATGACGGCTACGACGTACATCCGAACGGGCATTGTCACCCGAAGTACCGTGTTGTCAAGGCGTATTTGAATGCTGAGCGGCGAATCATTGACGATGAGCTGGCTGATTTAGATTTGCGGTGCGAGGAGTGCGGACGCTACCTGAACATCAAGGGCGTTACTCAGATGATCGCGCAAGTACGTTGCAGCAATGCGAAGTGCAAGCACGTCAACAACATCAAGATCGTAAACACCGCCTCGACAGATGAGCAGGTGCGTTATGAGTTCGATAAATCGTAATCTGTAGTCTTAGAAATAAGACGAGAGCAAAACGCTCAAATTGGACGGGCAAGCAGGAGTCGAAAGCAAACTTTAACAAGGAAATAAAGCATGAAGTTCTGGAAGTGGAGCAATTCCGTTTCATCGAATAATCAAGAGCTTATACTTGACGGGCCTATCGCGAGCGATACCTGGTGGGGCGACGAAGTCACACCCGACCTATTTCGCGACGAACTCAAGCAACATGCGGGCGATTTGACAGTTGTCATTAACAGCCCCGGCGGCGACGTGTTCGCAGGCTTGGCAATCTATAACGCGCTTGTGAATCATAACGGAAATGTCACTGTCAGAGTTGATGGTTTAGCGGCGTCGATTGCATCAGTAATTGCGATGGCAGGCGACAAGATTATTATGTCGCCAGGCTCAATGATCATGATTCACCGTCCGTCCGTTTACGCGGCTGGCACGGTGGATGACATGGAGAAAGCCAGAGATGTGTTGCTGAAGATCGAGGAGGGCATCACGCCTATCTACGCCAAGCGAACAGGGCTGAGTGATGAAAAGATCACTGAGCTGCTGGAAGCGGAAACGTGGATGCTTGCCGATAAGGCTGTCGAGCTTGGTTTTGCCGATGAGGTGTCCGAGGCACCAGAGAAGCAAAAGCAAGATGAGAGTGTACAGAATGTGATGGGTATGAACTTTGCATTCAGTATGTCGGCAGTCAAGCAAGCGGACGCCAAGCCAATGCAGAGCCTGGTCGAACAGATCAAGGCGAAAGCAGAGGCTGAAGCAGTTAAGGCGGCGGAGCCGACCGAAGACGCAACTGAACCTGAGACGAAGACTGGCGAACCAGCGGCACCGGAAGCCGCGCCAGAGGCAGAGCCTACTGACGAAGCTGAGCAATCAG